GATGCCATGATTAGTAAGGTGAGCTATATACGGAAGGTACTCTGCGGGTAAATACTGTGTTGAGTACAGACTGAGCGTGCTTGTTGTACTCTTGTTTATAAATCTCGGCTTCCCCATACGATTGCTCATAGTACTTAGCCAAATAAGCTGCGTAGAACTGTACAGGACTTGTATAAGGATCGTTAATGACATCGGTAGTGCTAGGTGAGCTTAGGCTCAACGGGTTAGGCAATACCACGCAATCAATCTCTAATTGATAGACTTGATCTGGTACTGGTCCGATGTAAATCTGTTGTTGACCATAAATACTAAATGCCAATGGTCTGCCAATGTAATTTTGCCAAAATCTTAATCGTGCATTGAAATCACTCCAAGCTAAGTAATCCATCGGTACACGGGAGTTTCCCCAGTACAGGTTGATGTTAACAATATCTAGCACCGTATTGCCGTTAGATGGCGTTAAAGGTGATGTTCCCATCAAGTAGGTCAAGGCTGGATAGCTAATATTCTCGCAATTACCAACATAAGTTAATCCACAAGTGCCGTTTAAGAACTGACCGCTTGGTGGATAGTTGTTGTAATTGTTTTGAGTAGCTTGTGGATACGGAGGCGCTGTACCGCTAGTAGTACCAGATTGAGTTACTTGATAGATGTAGATATTGCTAAAAATGAATTGTCCAGCAGTGTAAGCAGTATTTGCTGCCCAGGCTGATGGATATTGTGGCGAAACTCCGCCAATGGTCGCTGTAGGAGCAACCATACATGGTGTTTGTGTAACAACGACTTCTCTTAACGCTCCAGTATCACGAACTGTTCTCTGACGAGCTTCGTTAATGTAATCCGTTAACTGTGAAGGAGAGTAGAAGTTATTGTTGGCATCATGAAGCAACCTTTGGACTTGCGTAAGGTATGAATTAAGTGTTGCCACTGGTTACCTTTCATAAGTCATGCTACCGCCTGTAGGACTTTTCCCCTTGCCTTCCTTTCAGACGGCAGGGGTACTCTTTCCACCAACGGGGATATAGATTGGTTCTTTTTTGGAGCTTCAGATGAAAAATCCCACTGAGAAAGAATTTCTAAACCTTTTTCAAGGTCATTAGATGTAATGATCCATCCGAGTCTTGCCAAATACGGCTCTTTGTTCTCATCTCCATAACCAAAAATGTGACGAGCTACTTCAATAGGAAGCTCTACAGTTTCACCTTTAGGAAAAGTGTAAAAGACTCCAGCGTAGCCATCTTTTAACTTTTTGTCAGAATTATTAGTTACGAAGATTGAGGACATATTTAGAACTTTACAACATCGCCATATACGCTAATTGTGGCAGTGTTAGTGTTACCACTAGCAGTGTTCACATTTACATATAAGGCTTGGGTTACATTGCCTGAAACAGGAACTGAGGCTGCATAAGGAGCTGCAATTGTTAAATCAGTGAACTTGTTTACACCGTTGATCTGAGTTAACGCCACATTCGCTACAACCACATTAGAACCTGCTGCATCTGTTGAAATTGAAACATACGCAGAAGATACATCACCAGACGGGTTAGAAACCGTAATTCTACGGAGAATAACCGCACCTGATGTTGCAGTTGAACCTGATTGTGTTAAGCCACCTCCAAGAATAGGCAATGTAATACCAGTAACGGTAGCATTGCCTACTGTATTGAAGGAAACATTTTGAGCTACAGCAATGCGACCATTCCCGAAACTATCAAGGTAATACTGTGATACTGAATCTGGATTAGCCATTACTGATCTCCTTAGCTTGCGTTGAATGTACCACTGACTGGCAAGCCACCGTTTACAGTAGCTAAAGTCAATGTTGCAGCAGTAGATGCGTTTGCAGCCACATTCACACCGTCAGCAGTAATCCAACCGCCAACGCCTGAAGCAATCACAGTTGACCATGTTGCAGCGTTAGAAGTTGCGTTATAAGCTGATACAGCAGAAATGCTCACATTAGCTGTTGGGAACACGATGTAGTTACCAGCAGGGATTACAACACCGCCTGTTGGAACTGACAAAGTAGTTAACTGCCAAAATGCGCCTGGTGTATTCGCATAAGTACCTGAAATCAGGATTTTATTATTACCTAGTGCCATGTTATATGCTCCTTATAGTGAAATAGAGTTATAACCCTGCACACGGGTCATTGACTTAGGCTTGGTGCTTACCAATTCGGCAATCATCAAAACTGCGCCAACATAACCGATCTGCCAGTTAGGAAGTGTGGACTCAAAACCAGTAAATACGAATGAACCTTGATCGTGGATATAGAGGCTCATGTAGTTGCTGTTAATGAAGTACAAAGTACCTTCTGGGCAATATGGGTCTGGATAGATTGGAACACCAGCAACCATCAAAGCACGGAAAGCTGCTTGAGGACCGTTGGAATCGCTATCAAAGCCGTGTCCTGGGGTAATTACATACTGTTCTTGACCAACATAGTCTTGTGCCAAGAGTGTCCATGTACCGAAACCGCAAACACCAAAAGTAGGTACTTCAGCACCTTTCTTAACTGTACCAGAAATGTATTGAAGTACATTTTGACGAGTTGGGTTTACAGAACCAGCGTTGTACACCTTAGACTGCCACCATGTATAGGTAGAACGGTTGATGTTACCGTAAGTCTGCATATTTGTACCATCATCAATAGCGCCTGGCAAGCCAATGAACTGTTGAGTGTTGGTGTAGTTTGTGTAAAGTGCTGTAGCCATCGCATCCATCATCACATTGGTTGCATCGTTCATACGAGCTTCAATGAGAGGAATGATTGCGTAATCTTGCTGAACTGCACCTTCCATACCGAGGAACGGTACTGGGGCAATCATCAATTTCAAGTTGAACTCAGCATTAAAAGCACCTTGCTGAACTGCTGGCTGATTGAATGAACCAGAGTAGTCAGACCACTGTGCGTTAACAAACTGAGCGCCTTGAACTGGCACGGTTACTTGGGATACACCGCCTGAAGCAGATTGACTGTTAGCAATCAACGCAGCCATCAATGGTGTGCTGTTATAAAGTTGTACTACCAGCTTGGGGATAAACGCTCTACGAGTTACATAAGTAAGCTCATTGTATTGGCTTGATCCTGATGCTGGGACTATTCCGCCACCTATAGGCATAATAATTCTCCGTTAAAAGTAAATATCCCCATTTACTGCTGTTTAAATACCAATTGGTCGAGTGTTTTTACGCAACTCTTGCAATGCTTTTGATGCCTCATCCCTTGCGCCCATCTGTGGGTTTTTCCAATACTTAGAAAGGTCAAACTTATTCAGTGCGCTTGGGTTATACCCCATTGCCGAATTAGGCGTTGGAGCTGCTGCTTGATTCATCCAATCGAAGTACTCGGCTGCTGTTTCATGATTGGTCATGCCTTTTTCAAGCATTACTTTTTCAATTTCAGCAATTTCTTTTTCAGAGCGATTTAACTTTGCTCTGCGTTTTTCAAGTTCTTCTCTTGCATCTCTATCACGCAATTGAGCCTCTAATCTCATTACCCGTTCTTCAGCAGCGGTCACCTTTTTATTGGTGTAATCCTCAATCTCAAGTTCAGGAATGGACATTTCAGGCTTGACCTGTTTAGTCATGCGTAAAAATTCTTTGCGTGTTTGTGGGTTATCAGCTAATTGCTTAGCCAACATTGCCAACTCATCACGCTGTTCAAACGAAAGATCTTCTAAACTCATTTCATATCCCCTTATTTATTAGATAACTTTCTTTGTGTCACCAGGATGGGACATCGACATCATATTCTTGTAACCGCCCTTGGTAGGACCAGTTAAGCCACCAAAATCGGCAAAGCGTGGAGTGTTGATAACTTGACCGTTTTTCTGATTGTTGTCAGTTGGTCTGCGTGGAAGCGCAGCGCCACGAGGTTTAAATAATTCCATGATAATTCCTTATTGTGGAGTTGCAGAAGGCATACCACCAGGCAAACCACCGCCAGGAGGAGGTGGCATACCACCGCCAGCACCAGAAGGAGCAGGTGGAGGAGGCATACCGCCAGGTGACATACCAGGGATTTTCGGAGCTTGTGCCATTGCTTTTCCTTCAGCCGTTGCTCCACCAGCTTGAGGTAATGTTTGCAACATCTGCATAATTTCAGTAGGTTGCAATTCATTTGTTTTGGATTTCTTAGGACCAATCACACGGTTAAGTGTATTGATCGCAGCTAAAATTTGCCTGCCTTCATCAGAATCAGATCCTACAGCAGGTAAGGCTTGTTCTAACAAGTCTTGAGCCATCGAGAGATTAATCATCGAGGCTTCACGGTTACCCATCTTAGGTTCTGGGGTACTCATAGGAGATCCCATTGGAGCAGCGCTATTTTCGGACATTCCTACAGGCGCTTCAGGAGCTGGGGGAGTTCCACCAGGTGTAGCACCATCCCGTTGGCTTTTAATCATTTGCATCAGTTGGTCTGAAGGTACGCCCATAACTTTTTCCTATTAAGTTTCTCTGTATCGTAATCTTAAACTATCAATTGTCAAGTGGGGGGATATATTTTGCTTCCCTCCCCCCAGGGAGGGTTTTCGGTCTGTCCGAAGTAATCAGAGGGTTTTAGCCCTCATAAGATTACTTGCGAGCTTTACGACCTTTGCGTGCTTTGCGTGCCATGTGAGTATTCTCCAGTTAGCAGCGGTCACCTACTTTACAGGGGAGGCAGCCACACCCTTTCTTCCCGTGAAGGAAAACTTATTAACGCTTAGACTTGCGTGATTTTTTGTGAGCTTTACGCACAATAATCTCCTAGTTATTAACTATCCCCTAATTGCCCTGCCCATATTCCGAACTTTCGGACTACGGTTAAAACTCGGACTGCTTTGAGTACGATACTCCAAACCTGGACCTTTATCACCTCTTTTTAAAGATTCAGTAGAAACTTTTGGCTGGTCAGCCTTAGGTGCGATTGATTGTGCCATTAGCCTTCCTTTTTATGTTGCTTCTCTTTGGGAGCGCCAGCAGGAGGCTTCTCTTGACCTTCACCTTGAGCAGCAGCTTGCTTTTCACGCTTTTTTAATTTCTCTATGAGTAATTGTTTACCTGGAGCTTCCACCATGTCAAGTAAAGATTCTTTGTCAATTGCGCCAGCTTTAAATAAATTGAACGCCAATTGCTTTGTATCTTCAGTAAAGATTGGGCTGTTAGAGTGAGCATCAACTTTAACAACATAATCGTTAGTAAACTGCTCTGCAATAAACGGCACGCCTTCAGTATCTTTGTAATGTGTTGGGTCATAGGCTTGCATGAGCTTGAGATACAGTGTTGCTACCTTTTCCAAGCTATCTTCCACAATCAAAGCCCGTTTTTTAGCTCTTGAAGAACCTAAACGAGCTAATTGGCTTGCATGACCAGCCGATCTTACACCAGACTCGCCTTTACCTTGCAATACATTGCCAATACCTGAAACTTCTTCAAACATTGCGCTAATTTCGTGGATAACCTCAAAAAGATCAGGTGGCATCTGCGGTGCAAGGCGTTCAGCCTTAGCGTTGGGCATATCTGAGCTTAAAAGACCACCAGCACGGTTTAATGCAAAGTTTTTCTCATCCAAGATGCCAGAAAAGCCTGTCAACGCTGTTGGAGGGCTAACTTGCTTGGACAATAGATCCAAAATCTCTACCCAGCGCACATTGAGCAAAGTTTGAAGCTGCATGAGCTTTTGAACTTCCGATGCGCCCCAAAAATAGGTTGGCAATGGGTTTGGGCAGATCTGAACAAATGGACATTCGCCTTTAAGGAACAAGGATGCACCTGGTCGGTCATAAATAATAATTCCAGGAGCTGCGCTAGTTACCACTTGATAATCAGAAGTGTCATCATTCCACACCCACAACTCAGTCATCTCTACTGTATCTTCAGCTACTTGAGCTTTGTAGCGATTTACTCCATACAGATCAAGGTTGATGTTGCCATAGATAGTCGGATTGGTTTGACTCATCACAATACGATTTACTGCTTCAGGAATCTCTGATTCATTAACTCTTGTGCCAGTCGTGAGGCGCTTTACGATGTCATCACGCTTTGGATGGGAATACAGACGGGCATATAGCTCCGACTTTGTCATGTAGTAAGTTTGTACAATGGCTTCTTGCCTGTCTGTATAAGGGGTGTCCTCACGCAATATGCCGATAGAATCAGGCTCGATCAGGTAAGGATTAATGCCGTTGTTATAAACCAGCTTTACAAAGGTGGTGTTATAAACCAATGACCAAGTCAACGCAGTCGAAAATACTTGGTCTGCATTGGAGTTAAGCCACTCGTCATTGAGTGCTTGAGTCAATCGTGGTGTTTTGCGCTGCTCCATATCGTGGACTGAAGCGCCCAATTGTAAAGAGAAGCGGGTTGTTTCCGAGCTATAGAGGAAGCTAGTAAGCTGATCTAAGTGCGGATTGATCTTGTTGAAATAGGCTGGTGGTTCTTCAGGTCCAGCGCCAAATAAATAATATGCCCGCTGAGTGGTGTAATCACCTTTGCGGGCATCTCTTGATACCAGGCACTTAGCAATGATGTCTAAATAAAAATCTTCTCTTGCTTCGGGTGCGCTAGGTATTCTCATTTTTTAATCTGTAAGTTTTCAGGATCTCGTAATGTTGAAGATGGATCAACTCTAGGTCCTGAGTTTATACCAGCCTGAGATGGTGTCAAGCCCGCAGCCTCAGGTTCTTTACCTAGTAACGGTCCAACAGGTTTTGAGAATTGTCCAGCAAGAATAGATTGCATATTCATGCCTTTCATTCCGCCACCCCAGACCGCTGCGTCACCAGGGCGGGCTTCCCTTGGGGCTTCCGCTTGCGGGGTTGGGACTTGACGCTTGAGCTTGTCTTTGTCAACTCCTTTTTTACGGGTTGCGAACTTTTCGGCATCTGCGTATTCTTTTTCGGTGAACTTGTTTTTCTTGGCGAGGAAGCCTTCTTGGTGCTCGCCTTCACGGGTGGTTTTGATGTCTGACATTCCGAACTCCATTGCGAGTTGCTTGGTGGACTTGTCCGTAAATCTTGTTTTGGCGCTGACCAAGTTAGGAGCTTGCAAAAATACGACCATAACTTCTTCATTACATCCTTTCATGGGACATTTAGGAGTCCTCGATTCAAAATAACCGTGTTTAGCACAGTGAAAATCATTTACTACAGCCATTGTTATATCCCCTTCAATTGCTCGTCAAGTGTTAAATCAGAATAATCATACTTCGGTTTGATACCCATATTAATCTTAATCTCCCCGTTAATCAATGTCAATTTACTGGATTTATGAAGTATGGGCTTGGCTTCTTTGCGATATTGAACAAATAATGAGGTGTCACGGTTCTGCATAATGGCTACTTCCCCATTAATCCATTCTTGATAGGCTTTTGACACCCTTCTTTGGACATATTCAGTCAATGGTTCACTCTCATTGATAAAAACATCCCGTATATGGGATGTAGATAACCCAGCAAGCTCTGCAAACAAAGGAATAGAGATTCCTCGGTTCTTATCCTTGAGAAATCTCTTAATAATCCTTCTAAGGTCAGTTCTACTGTGGATTACCAGTGGCATTACCATAAACACCTATCCTTTTAAGGTAATCGGACACATTTCGACCTACAGTGAGCTGTTCAGGGGTGAAATCATCCTGTACACGGGAAACTCTACGAGTGAGCTTCTGATTTATCAATCTTGGCTGTACTTGTTCGGCATAAGCAGCGCAAGCTAATGCTGTAGCGATAACACGGTCATCTTTGTTGCGACCAGATGCTTCAATTGAGCTGCCATCACGAATAGTGGTTTTCATTTCATCAATGGTATCCAAATCGTAAATGTCTAACATCCCACGCTCAAAGTAATCCTTCATGTAGGTGAGCATCCTCTCTTTGGTAGCTGCCGTTGTCATCCAGCCAATCGAGTTAGACAAGCCACCCATCGTATCGTTCCTGCGCCAGATGTAGTTCTGCATATTGCCGTACACATCCATGAGGTCTTTACCCAAAGCTGTACCCATCGCAGCAGCTTGACGCTTGAGGTTGCGTAGTTCATTGATGACCGCCTGACCTGGACCATTGATCTCAAGGTTAAGGGTAGAGTTTTTGTAAGCGCCAGCAAGGTGGGCGATCACCCAGGCAAATTGGTAGGTGTTCATTTCAGAGGTGGCAAATGAAGCCACCTGCTCAAGCCCGTCTGCATATACCCGCAGCACCTGAATACAGAATCTATCAGCCCAGTCGCTAGATCCATAAGCAGGATCAGCACCGATAACATAATAAGCAGTGTCCACAGGTTCTTCCCAAACCTTGAGCGTGGCAAGACGCTCAGTGGATTTAAGCACTTCCGTATCTTGAAAGTTAACTCCAAAAGAATATCTATAGGACTCATAGGGTACTTTCTTTAGTTTTTTCATGGCATCGGTACATCTTGCATTGGAGAAGAACGATGTGCCAGTCATCACAAAAGCGTAGTCCTCAGTAGGCGGAAACTCCTGATACATGAGAGAGTCATCCTTAATACCTTCTAGCATCTTCCAGCGCCACCAGGCAATCTGACGGGAATTGATTTCAACACCGTAGAGCTTTTTGATGTCACGCACCCATTCTTTTTCTTCACCTGTGAGCTTGCCATCCCAATAGACTTTGTAAGTCTGACCTTCAGGATCTAGGGAATACAGTTCATTACGCCACCAGCCACAAAAGATAGCCCGTTGTGTGCGAGCCTTCTTAGCAGTGGTGTACATATCGTGAAACATATTAAAGCCACGAGCTGTGGACTCAAAGGTGTACAGACGATCAGGATTGGTTTCCGCTAAAGACGCTAGCAAGGAAGCTAATCCTTCTTCATCTCCCCAGCTTGAGGTTTCCGTTCCATGAAGGTATGTAATAGCCTTACCACGACCCAGACTTCCTTTCGCTCTAAGCCCAGCGACTTGATAAAAGATACGGCTGCGGTTTTTGAGGGAAAGCTGATTTCGGTTGTGAGCAAGGATCGGGATTTTGAACTCTTTGGGCAAACCATCCATATACATGGCAAGGGTTGTTCGGAACATATCCCTATTTTCTTCCGTATCTGTTGTGAGTGTGCCTTGAAGCCCTGGGTGCATGAAGTGCCAGTAGAGGTCAAGTGCGAGGGAGATAGTCGTGATTCCAAGTTGCCTTCCTTTCAAGATAACAAAAAAGTGGATGTCCTCCTCCAATCCCTTTGCAATTTCATTCATCACATAGGTTTGACTACCAAGAAGGTTATCCATCTTGCGTAAGCCTTGCTCTTTAGTTTCAATCTTGAGCTGCTTACAAAAGTAGTAAAAATGCTGGAGGTTAAATTTACTCATTGGTTAGCCAAGGTAATTTGTTGTTGTATTTCTCAAGCATGGTCTTATTTCCTTGTTCAAAGAAGTCACGACCTACTGAGTATTCGTTACCACCAAGCCTAAAACAAAAAGTGTTTTGTCCTGACCAAGCAAAGTTGGGATATACCTGAGTAGCTGCTGCGTAGAACTTACGGTCACCACCCCAGCCTGGCTGAGAAAGAATAATGGCTAAAGTCTTTAGGCACTCTGTTTTCATGCCCCACATACACCAATCCACAAAGCTATGACCTGGCGCTTGCCAGCAGTCGTGAAGGCTTCCAAGGGCTTCGCAGTTATCTTCACAGATAAATCGCCCTTCCTTCTCGTACACAGAGCGTAGGCAATAGACCCAATCATAATCTTCTTCCATTTTGGTCATAATGGACTCTACATGATTAGGCTTGTACCAATCGTCATCGTTGCAAAAGAAAGTCACATCTTCATTTACAAGAAAAGCACTTGCAGCATAAAGCCTTCTGCCTTCTACATCTTTGCCCCCGACCTTACCATCCCAATAGCAGATCTTTAATTCTGGGTATAGCCTTCTTAGTTCTGCGTATTGATTAAAGCCTTCATCGCAAACAATGTAATGCACCACTGGATAAGTCTGGGCTTTTACACTAGCAATGCAGTTTGCTAACTCCCAGTGGCGCTTCCCGTTGGTAACTGTGACTACGGCTGCGGTTTTCAATTGTGTTTACCTAGTTTTTTGATTTCAAAGTTCGGTAAATCCCAATACGCCACCTTAAGCCTAGCGGTGTGATTCCTGGCTAGGTCAATCAAGGCGGTATAGGTCATGGGGCTAAACCGTTCCTTCCATTCTTTTGCTAATGCGATCTTTTGCTTCTTGGTTTTGCAAGACAAGGCTCTCATCATTTCTGTCTTGAACATCTGGCGTTCTTGACAGAGCCGTTCCCAATCAGTGGACGCAATCACCATCTTCAGGCTCTAGCAATTTCTTTAAGTGCAAGATCTCCGCTTCAGCCATCATGAGCAGTTCAGAGGACTTGGCATGAACCCGCATCAACTCATGGAAGATGTCATCTTTAGTCATAGCCCATATTCTGGTCATGTATTCCTTCTTAGCAATGTCACCAGCCTTCTCAATGTACTGCTGGACTGATATTGCGTCTTTTATTCCGTTCTCCATACTCTTATTCCTTCTCCGTCTTTTCTAGCAATAAACTTCCGATTCAATTGTTTGCCTGTTCTGTAGTTTGCATTACAGACAATTTGCAGCTTCCCCGCTGGTACAAAGAATGATTCACCGATCTCCATAATCCTATATGGGTACACATTGCGCTTTTTCTCAGGGGGTATGGGAATATTTTTTTCTACTTCAATAGTCATGCTATTCTCCTTATAACTTAACTCATCATACACTACCATGATACACACATACAA